TCCGTTTTTACGCGGAAGCGCCGCTTTCATTCCGAATTGTTCCATCTGAAGGATGGGCAATTGACGTTGGAGCAACTCTTTCGAGAAGTACTCCTGGTAGGCCGCTGCGAGCGAGCCAGAGGTTACTAGTGCCATATAATTTTATCTCCTGTTGTCTAAACCTTAGTTAGCGTCGTCAAATTCCATCGCCATTCGGCGAAGTTCGGCACCTTGTTCTGCAGTGGATAAATCCTTAAACTGCTTCTTGGGCGCCGGGGTTGACGGTGAACCAACTCCAGGTTGTAAACGTTTTTTGAACTCCGCATTTTCTTTGCGGAGCTTTTCGACTTCATCTGCTAATCCGGTTGAGTTATCCGTTTTAAGAGCAAGCTGTGCGATCTCGACTGCATCGACGATGCCGTCAGGATACTGGCGAAGGACTGCTTTCGAATTAAGTAGTTCTGCTACTTTTTTATGCAGGTTTGAATTTGAATCCTTTAGATCTGGATGCTTATCAACCAATCTGTTCAGATTCTCGTTCCAAGCCTTCTCGCCCATCTCCTTAACTTTTCTCTCTTGAGATTGTATTTCGTACTTCTCAACCTCTTGAGCTCTCTTATCGGCCTGCTCGGCTAGATCTTCTCGACCCTCTTCCCGGAACTGCTTCGCAGCGTTTCGGTAGTCGGTCGCGTCGAACTTGCCTGCTGGTCTCTCCTGGTCTGCCTTCCGTGCCTCTTCACGTTCGCGCATGAATTCCTGGCGCTCGCGTTCCAAGCGTTCCTTTTCGGCCTTAGATTCCGCCTTAGCTTGCTGAATGGCATCCCATTCTTTCTGCTGACGGTTCTTTAGCTTCTCGTACTTGCTGGGTTCCTTGGCCTTGTCGGATGACTCAACCGGACTCTCAGACTCTGTCGTTGTTAAAGAACTATCACCTTTTTTGTCTACGACTTCGGTCGCAGAAGGCGAATTTTCTGTTTTAGGTTCTGTCGTCGACGTGGGATTCGACTCGGTCTTCTCCACTGGTTCCGACGTTGGCGTCGCTTCCGGTTTTGCTTCCACTCTATCTGGAGGGATGATCCCATCCTCAATCATGGCCGCTCTTCGTAACGATTCCGCCGTCAGTTCTATTCCATCACCCATGCTAACCCCTTTACTCCAGCCCCGAGATGGTTAACGATCCCGGGCGGGATTGTGACTAGTCTATGTACTCCGCGGGTAACCTCTAGTCGTCTGCCCCTCCCGCGGGATGAGTGGCATCAATTCCGAGGGAATCGATAACTGCCACTGCAGATCGGAAACCTATTGCGAATCCACACGCTGTCAAGTCGCCTTTTTGAACCGCACTAGAATCCTGTCGAATTGTCATGTTTCTGAGGATCGCCGCGAACCTGACCCCATGCTCGGATCTCATGAAACTTCCCAGTGCCCTGGCATCGTCCCCGGTCCATTCCGGCTCGTCGACCCACTTGGTAAAGCGTATAAAGTTTAAGATTGCCCTTAGTCTTGTCATATAATGCTTTCCGTCGAAAAACACAAGTTGTATACATTATCAAACTTGGGCTCCTCGTCCATTGGTAGTTCTTTTGGGTCACCACCCTCTATGACCCAGCACCTATAGCCAATTTTGTTCATAAGAACACGAATGTCCTGGTAGCTGTGTCCCATTTGAGCTAGACCAAAATTGTTTATCTCAAGCGCTACGATTGGAAGATTCTTTTTGAGAAGCTCAATCATTCCGTTTAACGCCAGAACCTCTGCTCCCTCAACGTCCATCTTGATAAAATGAACCTTATCAAAAGAATCATAATGATCCAGGGCTATTGAATAGGAGACCATCTTTTGTGGCGAAACCCTGCTCTTCTCGTTAAAACTATGCTTCCCACAATCCCACAGCGAGTGACCACCGTCGTTATCCTGGTTAAGCCAAAACTGCACAGGGCCAGAGTCGTTTGAGATTGCCCAATTGTGGGGTCTTATGTTTCTAAAATTGTTTAACCCGACATTCATTACCAGCATGGAATAGTTGTCCGGGTTCATTTCAAAGGAGTAAACTTCCCCATCCTCTCCGACCAGCTTGGCTGCGATCATGCTGAAAAACCCGACGTGGGCCCCGGCGTCAATGAACGTATCTCCGCGCTTTAGCTTTCTAAGAATGAGCGCGAACAGCGCGCCCTCGTATGCGATGCCCTTTTCTAGGTGCGAACCAATATATTTCTGGCTCGTCTTTGAGTAATCTAAAACTATCTTAACAGGACCGTCGGAAACCCCTGGGAGGTCAATATTGAATATCTTGGACGTTTCGCTCACACCATCGGTTGTTGCATGTTTCCTGGCATCTGTCCAGCCATTTCCGGGGGTGGTAGTTGCCCCTGCGCGCCTTGCAGTTGTTCCTGCTGTTGCTGTTTCGCCCTATTCATTTTCTTGAGCTCGGCAGTAATCGCCCTGGCAGTGTTCGGATCGATCTGTTCGAGCGCCTGTAAGTGCTGGTCCAAGTGCTGACCGATCGCCTGTGCTGTAGCCTGGTCGACCTGGCGGAATCCTTTTTCGGCCGCTTGCTGGAAATCAAAGATGATCTCAAGATGGGCCCGGTGATCGTCGGTCGGCTTGATCGCAATCGGGAACGCGGTCGTCATCATCGCGGCGAGTTCCTTCGCCTGCTCTTCCCTCTGCTCCTGTTGGTTCATCATCGGGTCTTGGACCAGGCGACGTACTAGGCTCGGATCGTCGAGCTCGAGCACTGATTTAACAAGTTCAGCCTGGTTGATGAAAGGAGACTGCCCGAGCAACTGCATTCGGGCTACTGCCTTCTGAAGCTGGAACTGGCGAGTCTGGAAATCGTACCCACCTTTGGGCATGATCGAATACTGTTCGTGCAATGCTTCCGGCGGGACGGTCCCGGTATCTTCTGCATATCGGAAATTCAAATCCTTCTTGTCGTACTGCAGATAGATCGACCAGCACTGACGGAACAGGCGACCTAGCGACATGCGGAAAAGACGGTTGCGTAAATCAGCACCCGCGGACCCGGTGTTCACCAACGCTTGAATTTCAGTTGCTGTTTTTCTGGAGCTACCAGGTTCCGCGGGATTGTTGCCGACCCCAAAATCAATTGTTCCAACCCTCTGCTCCGCCTCCGCGCGCTCGTCGTACATGACTCGCATAAAGTCCATCGGAGGAGTCGTCATCTGCACAGGCTTAATGCCCTGGGGCAGTATCTGCCCAGGTTGCATCTTGAGGTTAGCCATGTTGAGAGAGACAGGATTGTCGGCCTGGAACAGGGGACGGTTTGCCAGTTCCAGAAAGTCGAGCATGGAGTTCTTCAGCTTCGCCAGGGTCATCTCATTCGCAGCCAGGATCTCAGCGACCCCGCGTGACGAATAGAATCCTCCGTTGGTCAACTCGTAGCTAAACTCTGTGAACGGACACTGCTTGTGCTTGTATGGAAGCACGAAATCTTCACGCACAGGCTCCATGGTTGCCAAGGGCGAGTATGTGGAAACATTCCACTCGTCGTCTTCGTTCCTGGTGTAGATCTCCCAAAGGATAATGCGGTCCGGGCGAGAGTCGTAGGTGATACCTTCACGTTGGTAAACAGCCTGTTCTTTTTCGGTGTTGATCCCCTCGAACTTGGTCCCACGTCCGGCGATCCTCTTAATGAAGTCCTCGTCCTGGTTATAGGCCGCGACGCGCTTGTACTGGTCAACTGATAAGACCATAACGTGGCAAAGGTAGTCGGCGTCGTCTAGGGCAACGGTCTGGTCAGGCACGATGAACCTAGTCGGATCGATTGCCTGGAAAATAATTTCTTTCTTGCCCTCGTCCCAAATTGATTTGAGTACAGAGCGACCGAACAAAAGCATGTCGTCGATTAGACGAACGATCTCAAATTGGAATGCGGTACGCTCTCGGATCTTGTAGTCGAAGTAGCGCTCCGCGGTAACAGTGAGGGGAGCCAACTGTTGGCGCATAGGAACGAACCCGGCGACGACGTCGTTGCCCAGGGCCGAGTTGACGTAGTTGGGTTTGAGCCTTTCGATAATGCGATCAATCAGCGCGACGTGCATGTCCGCCGCGGTGGGCCATGGCTTAACCTTCCGACGCATTCCAAACGTTCGCATCTCATAGAACTGCCTTTGCCGGGCGTCCCATGTTGCACGGTTCTTTAGATCCCGAAGGATGCGCGTATGGAGTTCGTTATTTATTGGTTCCATTGTTCCTTGACCTTACTTCGTATTCTAAATCGTTTATTGTGTGTACTGCGTCGTATGCCCAGGATTGAACGTTAGGTGTTGACCTTGTGACCTCGTCAAACCTTGGGTCGTTGATCAGTCTGTCCGCGTTCCCCGACGTCCTCACCACCGGACTTACGGTTGCGCATCCACCAAGCGTTACCACCAAAAGAAGCGTCGATGCGATTGCGAGTGTCAGACCATTCTTTTCTGGCTGCAGACTCATTGCGCTCACGTTCCCCGGGGAACAATCCTGCAATTGCCTTGAGCAATTCGATGAGTGCGCCGATCCACGAAAACACAAAATCTTATTTGGCGTCGGCGGCCTTGATCAGTCCGATTCCGGCAATGATCGCGGCGATGAGTGTTCCGAGCTCAGGCACTTTGCCTGTCTTCAAAAATTCCACCGCTGCTCCAGCGACGGCTACTACGATTGACAAAACTCCAGTTGCAGTTGTTTTCCAGTTCATGTTTTATTCCCCCTTTTATCCCCCGGCATCCCAACCGGACATTTCAGTGTCCGCGGACGCCTGTTTCATTAGTTCAAGCAAAGATGGACGCGTGTATGCCATTGTCAAGTCGTAGTCAAGCCCCGCGTTGTCGCATGCCATAACAACCGCGTCGGCCCTGTCCGGAGACGCCACTCCGCGGGACCGCATTGCGTCTTTCGACTCCAAGCCCAGCTTCCCGCGGGACGTTGCTTGGGCCCTCCTGGTTACTAGCTGGCTTTTAAGAATATCGTCTTCGGGCAGGATGATGTCGCAAGTTTCGATCTTCCGGGCCAGCCTGTGCCACATTTCCGAACCCCTGTTCTGGTAGGCGTCGCTGTCCCTGGCGTTGCCACCAAAGTTTACCCGGTTCACGGTCCACCCGGCTTCGTTCAGTGCGTCGCACATTGGTAGACCCAAGCCCCCGGCGTCGGCGAATACTTGCTCCGGCTTAACCCCGGCTTTCTTTAGTTCCATGATGATCCGCCCGACCGTTGCCATCGTATCCCTTTCGCGCCATGTGATCAGTGGGAGGATTCGGTTCCCTTCCCGGATTGCGATCACGTTCTCGTCGCCACCCGCGGAAAAGTCGATGCCAGCCGTCCTATCCGTCCCATTAGGGACAGGTGGGTTGTTTACGCAGTTGTCGTAGCTACCCAGGCTCACGACCAGGCGCTCCTCGCCAAGGTCCATGAATTCCGCCTTGAGCATGGACTGAGTGAACGGACTGTTGACCCCATAACGTTGCTGGATCTCTGAAATGTATAGCGGACTGATGTGCGGACAGTCCCAAGCAGTTGCCCTGGTCTTTTTCCACAGATCTGCTTCCTTTGTAAAACATCGGTAGAACTGACCCACTGGGGCCCCTGGCGAACTGGCGACCAGGAGGCGGGTTGGTTGGCATCGAAACACTGAAACGTAGATCGGGTCCTGGACGGTCTTGGCTTCGTCTACAACATACATGAGTGGAGCAGTTTCATGGTTCGCAGCGTGAAAACCTTCCGCCCGGCCTGCTGACTCGTTGTCATTGCCTGCTGTAAACCCCAAAATTCGGCTTATACGCCCCGAGGCATGCTTGAAGCGGATTTCCCCACTGGTGACCTCAACCATGTCGCCAAAGGGCCTTAGAAGGGCTTTAATCGCAGGCCAGAGCACAGATTCGACCTGGCGATAGACTGACGCGGTAACGACCGACAAAGACTCCTCAAAGCATACCATGTGCCAGACTAGGGCCGGGGCGATGACATTTGACGTCTTGCCGGAACCGTTCGCAGCCACCAGCGCTACCCGGCTATAGATCGGGGCCAGGTTATTCATGACCTCTTTTTGCCAGGGGTATAGATTTAACCTGAGTACACCCTCCGCGAATCCTGCCGGGGTAGCTTGTTCGTCAACCTTCGATGCCGGGCCGGGTTTCGATGACCCCTTTTTATTTCTAGCCGAATTTCTGAGGGGGGTCGCGCGCCCGCGCGCGCGTGTGGGGGGCCCCCCGGGGGGGGTGTCGTGGGGGGTCACGATTGTTTGGGGCGTCGTCTCCACAATTTTATTGACTCCCAAACCCCATGTAATATAATTCTAATATTGGTCGTTTCATTTGTCGCACAATGAGTCTTGTACTGAATTCGGCTCGGAAGTGGTCTTCGTTTGCGACTTCCCCGCATACTTAATTTTGTTCGCGTTGACCAGGAGTGCCGCGTCGGCCGCGGTAAAATGCACGTTCGCCACTGCTCCTCCAACCTGGACCCGGGACTGCTGACCGAAATGCTCCTGGGCCCTGCGCTCGATGCGCCATGCGGCCGCTTGCCAAGTCCCCTTTTCTGCCGCTCTGTCAATGACTTCCAGAGCGCGCGTGATGTGGAGCGACTCTGCTTTTTTTAAGCGTTCGGTGATGTGGGGCCTGGCGGATAGGAATGCTGATAGCGTGGACTTTGCGATACCTAATAGGTCGGCAATCATCGCATATGGGAATCCTTTGCTGAGTGCGGTCTCAACAATTACCAGATGCTCGTCGGTAATCTTTGGGAATCCCTTAACGCCAATGACAACGTCCGGGATGTAGTTCGGAACTTCATTCATGAGCCTGCGCTCTTTGTCCAGGCGCTTCTCATCCACCTTCTCGATCTTCTTCTCAGGAACGCGCAGCTTCATCCTGCGCTTCTTTTGCCTCGGCACTATGGCCGGGACCGGATCAGAGACTAGATCCTTTGGACTCGTAGTAATTGGCAAGTCGCTGGAGTTTCCAGATGCATTCATTAACTAGCGTCTCCCCAACTTCGTCACTGCACTTCCTGTTGCAATTGGTAAGCAACTTCCAGAACGATGAGCATGCTGACTTGAGCTTAACGTTCTCAGCGATGATCGATTTAATTTTAGCTTCGTCTGCCACATGCAACCCTCCCGGTAGTCAGAAAACCCCGCGCCCGGGAACCACTTTCACCCCTCCCGGGTCGCAACCAATTCCCCAACCCACCCCATAAGAACTGGCTTGAGTCAACGTATTGCATCCAGGCCGACGCGCAAGTCTTTACTGTTTCGCCTATTCTTTCTGGTAAGAATTAAAAAGGCATATGGTAAACCTGAAAAGCCCCCGCGGTTGGAGCGGTACCGCTAGCGCAGCGAAGCGGGGGGACTTTAGTCCCCCGCTCTAACAGGGGGCTGTTTCACCATTCTGTATATATAAGGGGATCGAAATGGTGAAACAGAGTAGAACCCGAGTTTAACAGAGTAGCCCGAAATGGCTGTTTTAGCCTAGTTTTGAGCACTAAAACCAACCACCTGGAGCTCTTTCCCGGCCCAATTCCTGTTCCCTTTAGGCGCCCCACCCTTCTTACCATTAGCGATCGATGCCTTGGCCTTAGCCTCCGACCTCACCTTACCAATCCTGGACGCGAATAACGCCACCGGGACCTCTCCGCGGCAGTGAGGGCATTCAATTGATTGGTTCATTCTTCCCTCCATTTAAATCTTTGGCAGCCTTCCTCGCTTCCTCCAATGCCTTGTCAACTCTCTCTACGGATGCCCATGGCAACGTTGTGTGCCTACAGCTAGGGCATCTATTCATATCCAAGTTCCTAATGATTACCCCAGATATGAGATAGTCATCAACTACATCAACATAGATTCCTTTGCGGCACTCAGCACATAGGACCTTCGGCGGGAGCATCCCATTCTCTAGGGCAAACTCCTCGCCGGCCCTCATCATTTTCTCTGACATATCTGAAGGACCATCCTCCAACCACCAATCGTCTGTGGTGACGCAAATCGTGTACCACTCCTCGCCGAATCGGAGCTTATGCTTTGTGACTTCCTTGTCGCTCACCATGTCCCCATCTCGTCGATGAACCCGATCGTCTTGTCCCTGCGATCCTTCAGCACTGCCAGAAGCCTGTCGGTCATGTCGACCTCGAACAGCAGGACGTTCCCGCCTATACAACTCCCGCATCTATTGAGATAGGTCAGGATCTTCGGCTTGTTGGTAGCGTACTCATTGATCTCGCAGATTCCGTAGTCGTTCCCGGACCGATAATATTTGCCCGGAACCATCTGCTCGAACGTCAGTTCACCCTCCTCTTCAGCGTAATACTTCATTTCATATTCCTTTCTACTGCGTCAATCCTTTTTCCAATCCAAGCCATGCACGGGACGGCCATTGAATTACCTAGCGCCTTGTAGCGTGGCCCATCTGGGCATTGATCCGCTGGCTTGTTACGCCAAGGGATTAGCGTGTGGTCATCGGGGAAACCTTGAAGTCGTTCACATTCTCTTGGAGAGAGCCTGCGTACTGCCATTGATTGCATTGCTTTAGGGCCGCTTGTGTTAGTACCACCGCAAGCGCTTGTTAAAGTAGCCGCCGTATTTCCGTCTATTGCTTGGTTGTATACATCGACTGCGACTGCGTGACTATGCCCTTTTGTAAGCGTGAAAGAAGGATCACCATTATTCCCGTGTCCTTTACCTCCGCTTGCATGACCTTCAGTCATGTTTTGTGTATCAATAGGAAAAGCGACAGCCACCTGATTATCTCCCATCTCCTTCCGCAATGTCGGAGATAGTTCTTTCACAAATCTGCCCTCGCTGCCTTCTCTCGTTGCAATACCAGGCTCAAAGGCAATCGCCTCCTGAACCAACTGCAAATTCCCACCACCCGTTCCGTATCGTGAAACGCAACTAGGTGCGACATCGTGTGGTCCAGTTACTCGGCTGTCGTTGGGATGGTTTTCGTAGAGGACAACCGTTCCATCGTTGGAGTATTCCCCAAACGCTTGCATTCTAAATGCACCTACTCCTTCACCGCCTCCAACGCCTGCTTCAACATCGGGGGCAGTTCCTTGCCTCGTTTCTCGGCTCGGCGGAGTATCCCTGCACACGCTTTCGGACTCAAATAAAACCTTTGCGGCAAGACTCCCTTCTCCAAGATGTGCGACAACGAACACACGTCTGCGTCTTTGGGCCACTCCGAACCATTGAGCGTCGAGGACTCTGTACGCCCAGTCGACATACCCCAACTCCCCCAACGCTCCGAGGAAGGAACCAAAATCTTTTCCTCCGTTAGATGACAACACACCGGGGACGTTTTCCCAGACAAGCCATCGAGGTTTGAAACGTTCAGCGATTGCAAGATAGGTAAGCATGAGGTTCCCCCTTGGGTCTTTGAGCCCTTGTCGCAATCCTGCGACGCTGAATGATTGGCAGGGTGTTCCTCCGACCAGAAGGTCGATTGTTCCGCTTTGTATATTCCATTGCTCATATTTTGTCATATCTCCTAGGTTTTGAACCTTCGGCCAATGGTGCTTCAGCACCGCGGCTGGGAATGGTTCGATTTCTGAAAACGCTACTGGCTCCCATCCAATCGGCTCCCAAGCCTTGGACGCTGCCTCAATGCCAGAACAGACAGATAAATACTTCATTTCCCACACTCCTTACTTGTAGCCATAAGCCACATAAACACGGTGCACAGAATTCCGCATGGGGTCAATAGGATTAGTTCGGTCATTTGGATTCTCCTTTAATGGTTAACTGATGTTTCTTGAATGCCACTACAAGGTCAGACTTTTCTTGTTGTGACAAGTTGCAGAACTTCGCGAGCGCCCGAATCCTTTCCGAATTCGAGTTGACGTAGTTCACGAATAGTTTTTCCAGTATCTTGCTTTTAGTTGTGTTGATCATGTTGGTTGGTCTTTCTTGGTTGGGGGTTAGTTTTTCCACTGAAAGTTCCCGACCTCGAAAACGTATCCGAGGCTTTCAGCTTTTTCCTTCGCGGACTTCAGCGTCTTATGGGTTGATGAAATTACTCCACCAACCGAATTGAGTCTGCTCATTGTCCAAGTTTTCCCGGTCTTGGTGATCAAGGCGGGTTCGGCTTTTGCTGTTAATGTGTTGTTCATATTATAATTTCCCCCATTTCATCATTTCATATTTTTCCCATAACTCATGAATCATTTGCGAATGGATACGATTTGCTTTTTCAAGTTTTTCCAAAAGATAACGAGCTTCCTCTTGTTGTGATCTGCTTTTCTCATAATTGCCAACATATAAAAGCAAATTATTTTTTAATTCAAAAGCAACTTTCGCCGTGCTTTCCTCGGCCTGGTTTATTGTGTTGTTCATGGTTAGAATTTAACCCATCGGCTGGGTTATGTCTACAAGTATTTTCAATACAATGCGTAAGTTGTTGATATTGAATGAAATACTTTTTCTAAAAACCTGGCGCCGGAACGCGGTAAACCTCGCCGAACTGCGTTTTATCTTTCAGCAACTTACCTGACTTCACCAAGCGCGTGAGATATCTCGAGAGAGTTCCCCGCGGAATTCCCATTGCAGGATCTGCTTTCTCCCACACATCCTTGAATGAAGATCCTTTCTCCTTGTCAACGCATGCCATCACTTCCTCATCCTCGTATGCCTTCTTCGATCCTTCGGTTGGGCGCGCGTCGTCCGGATTAAATTCTGCTGTGCGCTTCATCAGCGGAAATTCCCACTGCACACAGAACGGATCGATCGGAGAAAAGTCTCTCATCGTTGGCTCGACGATCAGCACGTTCTCTTCCTTGTGAGGATGCATAACGAAGATACTGTCCGGGTCCCGGGCAAAGACTGTACTGCCTGACATCTTATCAAACCCGGCCCTGTTGCCGTGGCCCTTGCTGAAGTGATGCCCGAACACGACGCTCGCGTTGGTTTCCACTGCAATACTGTCTACCTCGTTCATCAACGTAGCCATTTCCCCGGCTGAATTTTCATCTCTCTCTCCGTACAACTTGTAGATCGGGTCGAAGCAGATCAGTCCAAACTCTCCGATCCTTAGCTGGTCGATTATCTTGGGCCGCAACGCGCTCAGGTCCGCCGAGTGTCCGCGCAAGTTCCAAACAAACAACTGGTCGCTAGGGATCTGAATGCCTAGCGCCCGGCACACTGATCTGATCCTCTCGCGGAATGAGTACTGCTGAATCTCGAAATTGATGAACAGCACCCGCGTCCTGCGCGTTTGCATCTCCCAAAACTTTGTGCCAGACGCCACACATATCGCCAACTGCAACAGCGTCCAAGTCTTCATGCTCTTGCTGGTCCCGCCTAGCACCATCTTACATCCCCGGTGCAGGGCTCCGTAGATAATCTCCTCCGGCTTTTCAATCGGCAATTCGTCCAAGGCCCCCGCCTCCATGATGAGTGGGAGATTGCCACTGCCCCATGGCTTGCTGGCCCCGGCCAGGATGTTCCTAATATCTTCCGGGCATGCGTCCTGTTCTTCCATCGCACCGAGCGCCTTGAGCGCAGCTGTGTGCATGTTCCGCATGCGCGTAGTCTTCCGCAACCTGGGCAACCAATAGTCCATCTTCGACGCGGAAGTGATCGATCCTGACATAATCTTCAGACTAAATTCGTGCACATACTTCTGGTGCTCCTTCGCCACAAACTCACCCATTGCGACAGCGTCAGGTGGCACACCGTCCCTGAGCCCCCGGGCGACGCACCGGGCTACTGGTTGGTAGTAGTTGTGTGGGTCCAGGATCTCAGCCTTGTTCCTATCCAGGATTGTTGGGTCAGTGAAGCATGCCGACAGCACTGCCCACTCAGCCTCGTTGTCCCGCGGTGGTCCGTAAGAGTCCGGGTTCATTTGTATTGCCTTCCCCACATATTGCGCCAGGCAGTACCGCGCATCTCCACGATCACTTGCCAAACCTTGTCAGGAAAGATCCAGCACTTCTCGACCTGGAACTGTTCCGCCAGTTTCTTTAGTTCGTTAGGGACCGCGCACTTGTAGTCGTCCATCTTCATCGGTTTCCCTTCCTGGACTGATGGAACTTCCTGTGCTCGCTTTCGATGCACTTCTCAGGGGTCAACTTCTCCAGGCGCCGGACGACGTCACGGTGATCTACATTGGCCCCGGCGACCATGAGCCATGTAGCCATTGGTTCACCGCGGACCGCGCGCACTAGTTCTTCGGACTCCGTATACGTTTTGTATCCGTCACCTTGCCATGCTGTCCGTACTGGCTTGGCGATCTGTACTAAGCCGGACAGGATTCTCCTGCGGTTCAGTAGTTTAATATCTGAGATCATCTGCACGACGACCTCTCCTGCTAGTTGCCTGTACCGTTCGGTCAGGTCTCCTTTCGTGAGTCTGGTGGATTGCATTGCGGGGTTCCTTTCGTTGGGGTTGTTGTCTTATCTTCTACAAAAGTTCCTGTCAACATGTCCAGCTTATATCCATTTCCGTGCCAGTAGTCGTAAAGCATCGCGTTGATTATTCTTCCTTGGTTGCCGAACTCCTCAGGGAACAAGCTCCCCGGAGCGAGGCCAAGATCCTTCACAAGCGCCCCGAACTTGACGGAGGTTATCTTGTAGATTTTCACTTAGTTCTTTGTTGAACAGCAGAGCCGCGTCGACATTGGTGATAATCTGCCGGACTGACGGAGCGTGGGTATGGTCCGAAGCATCTCTTTGCACAACGAGCATCCTCTTAGTTGCCTCGAGGATATCACGTTGCCACTTGAGGGTGTTCGCCAAACTCACCGATTCTTGCTCTTGCCAGCTGCGTTGAGTGCGATCGCTACCATCTGCTCAAAGCTCCTGGCCTTACCTCCGGCCCCGCGCTCCTTGCCCTTCTTCTTATTATCTTTCATCAGTTCCCGCATGTTCTTCGATACGTTTTTTCCTAATGGCATATGTATCCTTTCTGTTATTTGTTTACCGACATTACGCTGTTTCTTCACCCACTACGTCGTCCCAGGTCGCTTCCTCACCGTGCCAGGTCTTGCGCTGTCCGCGTAGCCACTTAGGCTTGTCGCCTGGAGTAGTGAAGCTCGACTCGTTCCACAGAACGTTGTTGCCCGGGACCGCAGTCATGCGTCCGTTGTTCAGCTTGATAAAGTGATGCGACTTTGTCTGCTCCGGGGCCATGGAGAATCCGTCTCCGTAAGGTTCCGCGGTAAACATGTAGCGCCCAACCTCCCATATCTTTCTGCTAGCAATCCACACCTTGCACGATAGGCCCATCAAATACTCGTACTCGATCGTCGTGAAGTTCCATCCGAAACAGTCCCATCTCTGCGCGTCGTTGAGATCCCAATCGGCAATAGCAATCTCACCATGGGCCAAGGCATGCAGTGGAAGTCCGCGGTAGATCGCTCCACACTTGAGCATGACAGTGCATCCCCAGGCCCGGCCAGGGATCGCTGTCAGTCCGAACCAGACAGCGTCTTCTATCTCCTGCTTCTCACCGTCAGACACAAACGCCATGTCGACCTTGACGTATAGGTGGCGCGGAAGGTTGGCTGCGTGGGTCATTTAACTTTCTTCCAGATCTCGTCGTTCTTATCAAACTTCAACGACCAGTTCATGAATCTATTGTAAATAGAATATCCCCAACCAAACCGCATAAACGTTCTCGAGATCAAGTCTCCTATCCAATAAAGAGTCCAAGCAAGAGCTCTCATTTTGTCAGCTTGTCGCAGTAGATTGCTAGCAATCCAAAAACAACTACCCAAACAATAATTGCGTACCAACCGTTCATCTCCACTGTCCTCCGGTCAACCAGGCGACCAGGACCCACCTGGAGCCAAAGAACACTGGCAGTGCCTGGTGCCTTATGTAGGTGGGGAACATCGTCGCCGATCCCCGCTTCTTAACATCCTTAGCGTTGTGCAAGTCGCACTCAACCCTGAGCCCTCCACCGAGAAACTCTGTTGGGTCTGATAGATTGATCACCATCGTTAGCTTGCGATCGCTACCATCGAAGCAGTCGAAGTGTGGCAGGAAGAACTGCCCGGGCCTGTATCGCAAGATCTGCAGTTGTTGCATTCCGGTAATGTCCAGCCTGTAGTGCTGTTGGTTTAGGTCCCCGGCCATGTTCCTTACCACTTCGTATAGCCACTTGTAATGTTCCGCGAACGGCACCCAACACGACGAGCATGTCCTGGTGAACGCGGCCCGGGTCGTGCCATCCTTATTCATGACGTGAGATCTTTTCATGCCTATGACCTGGGCGTCGTCGCGGATCATGTTGCACTGGTGCTCGGTCAACACGTCCGGCTCGCACACTGCTGTCAGGATCTTCTGCTTAAAGTCGTTCATTAGCGCACTCCTTCAGTGCTGTCTTCAGCGCGTACTGGAACAGAGCATCCTTGTCGTTCGCAATGTGAATGCGCCCAGCCTCAACGATTGACTCGTAGACGTCCTTGTCCACGTCTAGGCCCAACTCATAGCAGACAACTTTCTTCTCAGAAACGATTCTGATTATGCCTGTTTTAGGTTTGCTTGGATTTCTTTTGTCTTTGCCAGAATATCTTCTGGCTTGATTGACCTTAGAACGTTGCACCATTTGGGTTCTCCCTGTATTGCGTTGACCGCGTCTTTGCATTTGTCCTTGGGTTGCTCGTACACCGAGCATGGGGCGTGGGGACAAACATCTTTAGGAAAGATTGGCTTCACATACTTGTAGTACTTCGACGTGTGCTCAGGTCCGTAGGGTCCGTACAACCCTACGGTTGGAGCGTCGAATATCGCTGTCATATGCATGACTGCCGACTCCGGGCAAACTGCCATGTCGCAACGCGCAGCTAGGTGCAATAGCGTCCTAATGTTGCGTAGTCTTCCCTGGAGATTGATCAGTCTGCTGTGGGTGATGGACAAGGGAGGATCGTCGTGGCCCACTGCTACGACTTGCCAATCCTTGTTCTCCTTGAGGAACGACTTGATGAACAGCCCCGCCTCGTAGGTTGGGTAGCTCTTCCATAGGCTCGATCCGCTGATCGAATAAAGCAGGAACGGTCCTTCAGGATGGAATCCAATGTCGGCAAGTTCGTTCTGGTCTTTGTCCAGTAGCTTTGCGTAAGGCTTCTTAAAGTTGTCGTCGACCTCGACGCCCCAGGATCTGTAGACGTAGTCGTACACGTTGCCATCTAGGTGCGCGGTCTTCGACAGGATATCGTCCAGGCAGACGTGACCCTTATAAGATTTCCAGGTGGCAATCGTAGGAGCTAATGGCATGACCCTGACTCCGGCGAATCCTTCCCACAGTGGCAAGTGCCTTTGCGGAACGTAAGCCTCGATCCTTCCGTCGCCCTCGTAGTGTTGCATTGCCCTGGCGATGCCCATGGCGATGAACTGATCCCCGATCGCTCCACCGCGGTAAAGGGCCGCGTATCCGCCCGAGGCGCAACCAACCCTGTAAGGAATCGTGTAGGCATCGGCATGTGTCCCGGGCACTCCGCGAACCTCGTCCGGGACTACGACAGAATCGTGTGGATGATGCAGACGATCGTCCAACATCATGGGATCTTTTAGAGTCAATATTCTCATGGCAGTACCTTGTCCATTTCCTCAATCCACTTCGCCCTAGCATCTCCGTAGATCCCGGCTGCGTGTGGCATGAATCCGTCTGACTGTTTCTTATCCTTCGGGGTATTAATCTCCATCGCGTTCCATTCCCAACTCAGGAAACGAATGGAGTAACCGAGCATCCTGGCCCGGTAGTTGGTGAAAGTCTGCTCAGGGAATGCGAATGGTGCGTACACGAAATTGGCCCAGGCGCCTGCATGTTGCCTGTCGCAAACCATGACCCCGGTGTTGAAGTAACCCTGGGTCCACTTGACCGATCCGAGCATTGCCTGAGATAAGATCATCTCGTTTGCCCGGCCCCAATGTAGCTGGTCACCGTGAGGAGCGTCGGCACAGGCATAGAAGTGTCCCTGGGGAAAAGTCTCGAATGGGTTTACGCACTCGCGCGAGATCAATACATCGCTGTCGACAAACAGAGTCCTGTCAGCATTCTGCACCGCGTCGACCAGTGACATTTTGGCTAGCAGTCCGATCGGCTTCTCTGGCCTAATGACTACAAGATTTGCGTCCCACCGCTTAGACGATTCTTCCATCCTTGGCAGGGAATGTTTCTCAAACCATTCCGGCAACTGGCAACTAACTGTTACTATTTGCCTCTTCATGAATACCCGCCTCCTTGATTGCTTTCTTCAGCCCCTCCGGGATGATTGTTAGCTTCCCGCCAGAATCAAAAATATCTCCGTTGGAAGTCACCGCGTAGTACCTTTCGCCCCACTGGACGAAGATCATGTTGACTTCCTTTCATCCATGAATCTCTGGATGATCTGATGCAGCCGATAGTTTTCCCATGACAGATACTCCATGATGCGCTCCATCCTGGTCGACTCGTCCTTGTGGAGGAACACTGCGAGAGGGTCCTCCCAGGTCGTTGTCTTCGGGCCGATATGGATGCTGGTACTATTTGTCGTCACGGATTTTGTCAATTTTCTCGACCGTGATCATGGTCACCCAAACCAATGGCGCAAGCACAATCACGATAGTTGTGATTAATCCGATTAAAAATATCAACTCAATGATGTGCCCAGCCATTACCGTATCTTCCCTTCCTTGGCCTTGTAGAGTGTGAACACGGCCCGGACCAGTGCTCGCTCTAGGTGGTCGATGCATGTCTCGCCGGAAGCGTCCGGAGAAGACGTGTTGCCATCGATCTGTTGCATCGCTCGGGTCATGTGGGCAATCGCCCGGTCGGAGTTGTAGCGGAGTGAGTTCTTGTGGAACCACTCGCCGAACCTAGACTTGTTTGACCCGCGGTTCATGATCTTTCTGATCACACTACTCGCATAGGTAGCTACGTCTTCGATCGTTGGTTCTGTATGATCCTTGACCGGGAGCCCCTCCTGGAGCTCGCGGACTGCTGTGCCTAGCGAATCGATTGCTTCCATGATTGATTCCATATTAACAATCCCACTTTCTCAGGCTCTTATTGATCCTGCTGTTAGGGTCTCTGGCAGTCTTGGCCGAGGTCAACTTCTTCTTCATGCCCGACATTCGGGCACAAAAAGATTTACGCCTCGCAGCCGAGGTCTCCGATCGGGCAGCCTGCTTCCTGCTGACCGGGGCCTTTAGGTTCCCGCCTGTAGACCGATTGTAGCTACGACGTCCTGCCTCATTCAGCCCACCTTCTGGGTTTTTGCCCAGGGCCCTTTGCCATGCTGGACTATCGGCCATAACCAACCTCCTTTGCTGTTAGTTTTGACTGCTCAAACGCCTTCGCGGTCGGCGCTCCTTTAGAGCCGGGTTTCCTCATTTTCTCTTTCGAGCCAGCTTTAATCCTGGCCCTCTTCTTATGTATATTTGCGTACAGTCCTGGTTTCATTTTTATTACTCCTTTGGTTTATTGTTTACTGCACACCTTTGGGTTTGAATTTTTTGTCAAAGCACCACAAGGCTAAACAGTGCTGAAAAGCACTCCAGCCGTCTTCCAACTCCTGCTCGCTCCACTTGTAAACAAACGGAGCGGAGGGAGTCTTGGACGATAGTATCACCGACATGCAGTGCACTTCTCTACCAAGGGCCTTCCTATAGGCCCCTAGTTGCATGGCGTCGTGCGCATAGACCGGGCGCCTGGATGCTGTCACCTTATCCGGATCGAACGATCTGTTCTTCAGATCGATTAGGCATGTGCCATGCTCGGAGTGATCGATCAGCGCGTCCGCCTTCCCGGCGTATCCAGCACCGACCAGCACCTTCTCTTCCCAATGGGAGGAGATGACCTCAGAGTTGATCCACTTAACCATGTGCTCTGCAAAGGGGAGCAGATCCTCTCGAATCTCAATATCCTTTACGGATACAGGCTCCTTCTTTTCGCGTAGCAATGGTAGCAGTCTCTCCTGGACGTCGTGCATAGCAGTGCCATGGTTCGACGCCTTCTTGGTCACTGCCTTGCTCAACTCCTCAACTGCCGAGGCCCAATCTTCCAGGGTCTCCCCGGGAAGTCTCGGGCGCTCGTCGGCTGCGAGCAGGCATTGAGAAATTTTCCATGCATTCAGCTGAGGGGCGTCCTTCACTTTCATCACCGAAGTGACCGACGGTAACAAATGAATTCCCTCCTTGGCTAGCTTCCTCACGTCCCGGAGCGTTGTTGGACGATCGCGCCCTTCAGCGTCCGGGACAGTGTGGTAAGCCTCTCCGTCAGTCGAGTACCAGTGCGCAGAGAATTCCGCGGTCACCAATCTCGTTGGCGTTTCCGAATATGTAGAGAGTTCTAGTGCCATTATAGTTCTGCTCCTTCCTTCAATTGATCAGCAATACCTTCACCTTGGATGGCAAGTTTGGCCGCAAGAATCCACGACTTTCTCGCAGCCCTGTCAGCCATTTCCTCAATTTCCTCTCTTTCTTGTGCTCCTATATGGAACTCAAACATCTGGAACCTCGAAGATATTGCGCTCGCAAATATGTGTATCGCTGCATACTCCATTTTTGAGAGACCATAATTTCTTGTGTCCGGAAACGCTCCGTCCGTCCAAATTAAATTCTCTTCCATTAGAATGGTGCTCCGTCGTCGGTCGCCGCGGTCGACTTGGCCCCACCGAGTTCTTTCGATAGAAGGATTTTTTCCTGGAGCCACTTGGGCAAGTTAACAAACTCGCCACCCTGGCCCTGCTCAATCTCATACGAGACAAGATTGTTTACTCGCTCAGGAACGACCATGCCCTTGGGCAATTTGGATGCCGATCCGATCGCAGCGTAGGTCTTGCCGGACACTTGGCTAACCTTGTGAACTACGTTGAGCAGTGCCGACTTCCCAAGAAAGTCCGTCACTTTGAACGATGCAAGTTGCTTGGCGTTGAGCGCCGATCCTAGCCAGCCTTCAACGAACTTTCGAAGCGACGCCTTCGGTCCGATCGACGCGGTAAATTCCGCGGAACAGACCAACGGCTTTTTGATGATGGTGACCTTACCATTCTCCACTTGCTCGAAGTCGTCGTTCTGATCGCAGATCTCAAACCCGATCCGGATCTTCTTCAACTCCTTCGTCTCACCTTGGTAGGTGCTCTTTTGGGTTCCGAGGTCAACGACCGAATAGCAGATTGCAGGATGCGCTCCCGCTTCTACGATCGGTCTTTCTTTTGTGCTTTTCTCGCTGAGTACTAATGCCATATGTGTATTCTCCTTTTATGGTTTATTTGGGTTTATCTGAGGTGAAGTCTGATGAATGTCTTTTGCGTGTGTGACTGCTGGCAACACGATCGGAAGACTATTATTCACTAAATTGATCCAATCCTTAAATTTCATTGTGACGTGCCATTCGGTTTGATTTCTTCGATGACAGACGATAGGCGTCTTACCAGTTTTTGAATCGTTGGAAGATTGTTGCATCCAATCGTAAATTTTGGTTTGTTGGCAGTACTTGACCTCGACGTGGTAGGGCCAGAATTCTGATTCGACCAGTACATCACTAGCTCCCCCATCCGGTGACCCGCAGAACTGCTGGGCGCGCCTAGCCTTCCATCCAGCCTCACTGAGCAGGCTTGATACCTCGCGTTCACCGCGTTTCCCCTTGTTGCGTGACATTTTCCCTCCGCCCATGGTGACCTCCTCGTTTCAAGATCACCGGACTCTGCCGAGACACGGCATTCGAGTCAATATATTATTTTAGGGGAATTTTAATTAGCTTGACTTGCTATATCTTCGACAAACTCATCCAGGCAATTGAGTCTTCTGGAGACGCGGAACGTGTCGCTTTCATTTTTCTTGAATCAAATACCCACAGCAAATCCTTGTCCAGCGCGACTAGGAATATTAGGTCGATGCACTTGCCGTACTTCCTCTTGTCGACTCCGCGCCCGGTGCTGAACTTGTAGCTCGGGCCCCTTCTGCCACTGCTGTGCAACCTTGGAGATCCGCAAGATTTGACCTGGATTCTTTTGAATGACCCATTCTTCTCCGCGACAATATCGTACCCGGCGTTGTCCTCAAATGGGGTCAACACGTTCCACCCGGAAGCGAGGAGTCCTGCGATTACCCTAGCAACTCCTACTGCTCCTGTCTGACGATTACCCGGTTGGGGCATTCCCGAAAAGCCGATATCTGTTCGAGACCCTATTCTGGAGACCATTGAGGAACTTTTTACGTTCCGGGTTCTGCTCCGCAAGCCTTCTCTCGTAGGTCATCTGCTCGACAGAAACGTTCTTCATTACCTCGGATGGGTTCAATCCCTCCAGGGCCTTGAGCGTCTGAGGCCCAAGGGCTCCGTCATCCTTCACCCCGATTGCGCGTTGCAGGAACTTTGTAGCACCCGCCGGCCCCCTATTGAACGTTAGGTCCTGGAAAAAAAGTCTGTAAGGTTCTGGAAGTTTAGACGTGATGGGCCTGGTATACTCTACGACGTACTTGGCCGCGGCGTCTCGACGTTCTCCAGGCGGAAGGTTCTTCAGCATCTGCGCGGCCGCGGGATGATACTTGTCATTGATCCCGGCGACTTCATAGCTCCCGCCCATGTCCCCGGAAGGAAGATTGTAGACCATGACGTTTCCGGCCTTGTCTTTCCTAGCCTCCATATCAACTGTTGCTAATGCTGCTTCGTATTCGTTCTTTGGGACCTTCGGCCCCATCAAGTTTTGATCCTGCATAATATTTTTACTCACTTCGTCCTCCATTGCTCTTTGTGTTGTCTCTGCCCGGATATCGTCCATCGACGCAGCCGACCGCATGCGCTCAGACATGGCGACTAGGCGCTGACCCTTCTCGTCGGTCCACCCCACCTTCTGGGGCTCCTGCATTGGCCTAGATGCGTTTTGCCTGTCAAATTCTCCAGCCCCAAATGGGGTGAAATTTCTGCTTGCGCTTAGTTCCGGGATCTGTGTTAGAATGTTTGCCATGAAGAAAATCCTATTGGTTACAGCATTATCACTCAGTCGTTGTTTCGCCGGGGATCTCCTCCTGGACGAGACAGGAACCTACTCCGGCATGTTGGATCGGGGTATTCGCACAACAAGAACAGGGGCTATTGACGGAATGGTTTCTAGGAACAGGGGTTGGGTTAGCAATCGGAGCGGAAGATTTGACGGTTTCATTACAAAGGACGGAACCGTGTTTGATTCCCGCGGTAGATTCTCCGGGTTGACCGATAGGCTCAAAGACGTCGAGTGAGGTCATTTTTTGGCCTCAAGTTGCCTTGCCACAATTCCCTGTGATTTCACAGGCGTTGGCCCTGTCTTCTCAACATCTGAAATTGGATAACCATACTTTACTCCGCCCCTTTTAATATCAAACTCAGATCCGCTAGCCACAAGATGCTTACCTTGATCTGCCTTGAATTGAGCTTGGTTTTTGTAAATCACTGGTTCTCCTATTGTTGCGTATCCAACAAGTTCTGCTTTCCCTACCCCTGTTCTTATAATTCCAACGCGCTTCCCAACGTAGGGTCGTAAACTGTCCGAGTCCCTTGTTTCAATCGTCTTTTCCCCAGCTAAAATCTGGCCTGTAAAATCTTGAGACGAGTCGTTAATATTTATTCCTACGGATGGGCGCCTTCCTGCTTCCAGTTGCCCCTTAATTAACCTAGACTTTACTGCTGATTCGAGGTTTTTGCCTTGATTGGCAAGCGACTCTGCGAGTCTTCTATTAAAGACAGCGTCTAGCCTTTTTGCCGAGGAGAGGACTCCGCGGGTTGGCTCAACAGGACCGCTAAGAGACGGTTTTGCTTTGCCTTCAGAGACTCCTGGCGCTTTTCCCGCTCCAGCAATATTTCCTCTGTCAGGCTTATTTCCTGCTCCCTCAAGGAGGGCGATTGCACCTTCATATCCATTGCGCACAAGTATATCCCGATATTCCCCGGTGCGCAACAACGAAGAAAAGTCAGGAGTTTCCCCAATCTTCTCCCCTGTCAACCTGCCTTCTTTGACGATCTGCACCATGGTGCGCTTCTCTTCGGCAGATTTACGCATCTCGTAAAGAGTCTTGGCAAACGACCAAACAGTTTCCTGGATCTCAGCCGGGGTCCAACTGTCTCCAGTTAACTCGCTCGCCTTTTGCGCAGCCTCCCGGACTCGACTCGACATAGCCAGGTATCCCGGGCCTTTGCCTGGATCTGACTTGGTCTTACTACCGGAAAACATGGTCTGCTCGATATCGGCAAACGTTGCCATCCATGCGTCATTGGTCACCTCATTCACCATGTCGCGCAGATTGAGCATGAACGAATTCACCTTTGGCCCGGAGAGCATGATCTTTTCCGGATCTACGGACGTTAGTGCCTCGATCGAATTGTTTCTCCAGGCGCCCAGGACAGAATCAAGAGTCCCGCTACCCTGGACTGACTTTGCCATGATATTCAAAATCTTGTCGGTTGACTGAGGACGACCTTCTTTTACCCACAAAGTCCAAGTCTTTAGTGCGTTTACCAGGTTGCTCTCGACAGAGGTTTGAGGCGACAGCGCAGCCAGAAGGGCCGCGAATCTTGGTGCGTCGCTATCAAAAACGTCGATCAGTGCCTGAGTGCTCTTCCTGTACCACCCGCGCTTTGCCTCTCCGGCGATTGCGACCTCTGCAAATTCCTGTGCCGACGGTAGCTTCTCGCGAATATCAACAATCTTCTGTCCTGTATCCCGACGAAGTTTCTTCTGCTCGTCGGGGGTCATAAATTTGATTGCATTTTTGAGCCCGGAAACGCTCGACGCCAATTCGCGCAACTTGTCCTCTTCGGTCGTGGCCGGGGCAAACTGCTTCTGCTCTTCTCCGAGAATGCTTGATTTCGGCTTGCCCTGTCCGTATGCAGAAAACTCCTTTTCAATTGCTTGCATCTTGCGCACTCCTGCGACCACATCCGGAGTAATGTCGACTGACCAGATTGGGACTTGTTCCCTTAATACATTATCTTCAATTGCTGACTCCCTAACCTTGACGCTAAACTGCTTCATGTACTTACCAATTTCAGTCGGAAGCACTTCGTCGTAAAATTTCTCCATTCCTTCTTTTCTTGGCATCGATGTCCCGGACGGATTTTCCTGCATTTTCTTCCAAACCTTATTCGAGAAAACATTGTTTTCGTCTGAAATTCCGGATGCTTGAATCACAGCATCCAAGTCTTCTTTTGTTTTTACAAGCCTAACCATTGGGTTGTCTCCCAAATCATTTACAGGGCCAGCATTTCTTGTGAAATTTCTGGATTGCACCAAATATCCTTTAACTCCTTCTGAGTTAAATTCCCTCCAATCGACGCGCTCGCTTCCCCATCTTTGGAATTGAGTTGCTCCCTTTGTCCATCCAACAGCTTTTTCTCCGCTATCAACTGCTCTTTCAAGTATTCTCTTGAATACCTGGATCGGCCAATCCTTGCGAAACGGAGCATCTGGTACGCTTTTGTCCGTCATTCTGTTTGCAGAAGCCTTATTCTCGGCCTCGGCTTTCATTAATTTAATAGCGTCCTCTCCGCTTAATTCTTCAAAAACAAGTGGACTTCCGTATTTTTCTTTTAATTCTTTTT